TAGATTTAGTTGTGAGATATCTACTACTATGAATCTTGGTGGCGACCCTTGGTCTATCTATTTAGAGCCATCTGGTAAAGAAGGTAAGAAAGGTATTAAAGTAGATTTAAAACCAGGAGATATGTTAGTTTATTCTGGTTGTGATCTAGAACATTGGAGAGAAAAATTTAAAGGTGAAGAATGTGTACAAGTATTCTTACACTATAATAATATTAAAACACCGGGAGCTAAAAAAAATATGTTTGATAAACGCTTACATTTAGGTTTACCCAGTTGGTTTAAAATAAATGAATGATTGGGTTATACATACAAAAATAGATATTACAGGTTGTAAAAAAACTTTAGATAATATAATAAAAAAAATATCTCCTTTATCAGTAGAACATAGAAGCACCAAAGGCATTAATTCAAAACAATATTTACTTGATAAATATCAAAATAAATTTTTAAAAATACAAGAGGATGTAAAAAAACAAATTAAAACACACATCAATATTAAAAATAATTTAAATTTAATAGCGGCATGGACTGTGTTAGGTTATGAAAATAGTTATCATTCTGTGCATAATCATAATGACCCTACCAATCACGTAGCCTCTGTTTTGTACTTAAAAGTACCTAAACCTAAAATAAATAAGGGAGGACAATTTTATTTTTTTATTAGGGATAAAAATTTAAATATTACGTATCATGAAATTAAACCAAAAGAAGGAAGTTTAATAATTATGCCCATACATATATTTCATGGTGCTTATCCTCAAGCAAAAGGTTTAAGACAAACTCTTAACATGGATTTTGAAATTGAAAAACTTTGTTAATTATTTAACTGATCCTGTATTAGCTACACCTGAACAACAAAAAAATGAAATATGGGATGTAGAAGGTAGACTTAAAAATGCTAATCAGTCTTTTAAATTTGACATAAGACCTTTAAGATCTGTAAATAACAGAGCAGAAAAAACAGGTTATTTTAAAACTAAATCAGATAAAATGGTTTTTGAAACTATTGACCAATGGGTTATATTTGATACGGAAGAGTTAAACGAATATGTTAAATCTACGAATAAAAAAGACTTTAATATAGAAGAATTACTAAATAATTTATCTTGGAATTTGATAATTGATAAAGTAGAGTAGTATTATGCTACAAAAATTAGGATTTTTACCAGGTTTTAACAAACAAGTTACATCTACAGGAGCTGAGTCACAGTGGACAGACGGGGAAAATGTACGTTTTAGATATGGTACACCTGAAAAAATAGGTGGGTGGTCTCAATTAGGCTCTGAAAAACTAACAGGTGTTGCAAGAGGTTTACATCATTTTGTTAATAAAAATTCAATTAAATATGCTGCTATTGGAACAAACAGGATTTTATATGTTTATTCTGGTGGTGTGTATTATGACATACATCCTCTAGTTAATCCATCAGGCACAGCTATTACAAATGCATTTAGCACGGTTAATGGATCACCTACTGTCACTATAAGTTTTGCTGGAGCACATGGTTTTATAGCAGGAGACATAATTTTATTTGGTGATACAACAACTTTTAGTGCTATTACTGATTCTAATTTTACAGCCACAGATTTTGCTGATAAAAAATTTATGGTGACTTCTGTAATAGACGCTCTCACAATTACAATTACAATGCCTAGTAACGAAACAGGAAGTGGAGCCAGTACTTCTGGAGGTATAACTTATTTTAGATATTATCACGTAGGACCCGCAGAACAAGCAGGTGCTTATGGTTGGGGTATATCTTTATGGGGTGGAAATGTTACTGGACCAATAACAACTACTTTAAATGGATCACTAAGTGCTAATGCATTTGGTACAGGTGGTTCAGGAACAAGTATCACACTGACAAGTACAGTAGGTTTTCCAACTACTGGAACAAACTTTATACAAGTTGGAACAGAAGAAATTTCTTATACAGGTGTATCAGGAAATGATTTAACTGGTATTACTAGAAATGTTAGAGGAACTACAAACGCATCTCATTCAAGCGGAGACACGGTAACAAACACATCTAGTTTTACAGGATGGGGTTCTGCTGCGGTTAATACCGATTCAGTATTAGATCCTGGTTTATGGTCTTTAGATAATTTAGGAAGTACCTTGATTGCTTTAATACATAATGGTGAATGCTTTCAATGGAATGGTGATTTAACTAATGCAACTGCAACTCGTGCAACTATTATCAGTGGTGCACCAACAGCGTCACGTGATATGTTAGTGTCCACACCAGATCGTCACTTAGTTTTCTTTGGAACAGAAACAACTATTGGTGATAAAAATACACAAGATGATATGTTTATCAGATTTTCTTCTCAAGAAGATATTACAGACTACACACCAACAGCTGAGAATAGTGCTGGTACACAAAGACTGGCCGCCGGATCACGGATCGTGGGTGCTAAACTTGGTAGAAATGCAATATATATTTGGAGTGACAATTCTTTATTTACTATGAGATTTGTTGGAACACCTTTTACGTTTGCGTTTGAACAAGTTGGTACTAACTGTGGATTAATAGGACAGAACGCAGCTGTCGAAGTTGATGGTGCTGCGTATTGGATGTCTGACAATGGTTTCTTTAGATACACCGGTAAACTAGAATCTATGGATTGTTTGGTTGAAGACTATGTTTATGAGGATTTAAATACTTTATCTAGTCAATTAGTTTATGCAGGTATTAATAATTTGTTTGGTGAGGTTACTTGGTTTTATCCAACAGCTACATCCAATAGTGTTAATAGAGCGGTTACTTATAGTTATCTAGATTCTACACCTAAACGACCTATATGGTTTACAAACGCTAGTGGTTTATTTGCTAGAACAACTTGGGTAGATTCTGCTGTGTTTGGTTTACCACACGCAACCCAATACGATGCAGATGATGATACTTCGTTTGATGTAATTGGAAACACAGAAGGTATTACCTACTACTATGAACATGAAACAGGAGTTAATCAAATAAGAGGAGGAGCTACAACAGCTATTCCAGCTAATATAACATCTGGTGATTATGACATCACACAAAAAGTTGTTAGAGGGGCAGCAACTAGTTTAGGTGATCTTAGAGGTGATGGTGAAAATATAATGAGAGTTAGTAGAATCATACCTGATTTTATTTCTCAACAAGGAAACGCTATCATACAACTAGATTTAAGAAATTATTCTAATGATGCAGCAACAAGCTCATCATTAGGTCCTTTTACTGTATCATCTTCTACTGATAAAGTAGACACACGTGCAAGAGGAAGAGCAATAGCTCTTACTATATCTAATACTGCGGTAGATAGTAGTTGGAAACTAGGAACTTTTAGGTTAGATATACACGCTGGAGGAAGACGATAATGGAACAACTAGTAATGGCTATAGCGTTGCCACTAGCTAAACAATACGGCATGAATAAAGCTTTAGATATAGCTTATGAAAGGTTGGGTATAGCCTCTCCTGAAGAACAGAATCCATTAATTTTTGGAATGAATCAACCTTTTGCTGCTGGTAATATAGGTGATTCTATAAAAAGAAGTTTACTTAGAAAAGGAGTTGGTACTGTGTTTAACAGTATGCCTTCAGGTGTATTACCTATTCTTGGATTTACGGGCGTAGCAAGTTTAGCAAATAAATATAGAAAACAACTTACTGGTTATGATACACAAGCTGCTTATGAAGCAGCTCGACAGGAACGAATAGCAAATAAAAGATTAGATAACATTACAGATAGAATGCTTGATGGTAAAGATTATGCAAACTATGAAGATGCATTACTAGACAGTGGTGCAGGTGCTATAAAAATTGATGATACTATTTACTCAGGTCCTGATTATCAAGGTACTAATGAACGTGATGGTGGTCAAGATATTGGTCCAACAACAAGTTCTAGTGTAGGATATACGAGTAAAGATGCAGACAGAGAAAGCTATAGAGGTAGATTTTCTGAAGGAGGCATTGCAAGTTTATGGCAAAGATAGTTCAAACACTAACAAGAGCAAGCGCTGAGTACGAAGAAGATGTAGCTCACTCATTAGTTAGAGATTTAGATGCAGTATTAGAAAAATTAAACACAACATTTCAAGAAGAATTAAAACAAGAGATAGAAGCTAGAAGCTTCTTTTTAGATTAATGGCAGTAGTAAACCAATATAAATTTGTAGGTATAGATAACAGCACAAGCGGTGGAGCACTTACACCTTTAGGTTCTGGTATTCCTGCAGTCAATGAAACAATAGTTATTAAATCAATACTTGTTACATCAGCCGGAACACCGTCTGTAACTGTTACAAACAACAGTATTACAGCTATAAAATCAGCGGCTCTTACAGCCAATGTTACAACAGAATTACTAACCCAACCTTTAATAGTTGAAGGTGGTAAAGCTTTTACAGTGCAATCAAGCACTGCAGATTCGTTTGATGTAGCTATTAGCTATCTAAATATTAAGAAAGAGGTAACAACATAATGAAAGTATACAACGCAAAAATAGAAGAAACATATAGACACAAGAAAACAGGAGAGGTTTTTAAGGAAAGAAAAGACTGGGAAGTCAAAGGTTACAAGCCAGAGGAGATGGCTCAGGACGTAAAAGTTATTATGCCACCTCTTGATTTGTTCTCAAAAACAAAGTAAAGTAGCAAAACCATGGGAATAGAAGATATACAAATTTCAGAAGAATTAGAGACTAACGCACCATCTATAAAGTATAGAGGTAACGAAGGTCCTAAATCTCCACAAGAAATGCAACAAAAAACTGAGTATGATATGCAAGAATATATAATAGAATTTGAAAATGCATTTCCTGAAATGAAAGAATTACGAGGCACTGAAGAATACATGGATATGTTAAAAGATTATTTTAGAAGTCTAGCTGGCGGTCAACCATTACCAGAAGATCCAACAAAACCTATCAATCCTTTTCAACCAAAACCAATAGGACCATTACCAGATAAAAGACAGATGGCAGCGTATGGTGGTATCATGGGTCTAGATGGTAGAAAAAAATATGGACTAGGATCATGGTTTCAAGAAAATATTATGGACCCAATAAAAGAGAATCCTGAACTAGCTTTAGCGGCGGCAGCTTATGGTATAGA